TTTGGTCAATAAACTTCATGGCCATTCCACCAAATTCTCCATCACCATCTACCCATTTTGCATGATATCCTAACCAACCACTATGCCACCTTGTCTGTACATTTACTTGACTTGATTGACCACCCCAGTTAAATGAGTTGAATCCATCTGACCAACCTCGTGGTTTTACCGCATCAGAATATAAAACTGGATCTGGAAATTGCCAAATTTTATCTGTTATAACATCTCCCGCATCCCAAGTCCAATTTATAATTTGACTATCAGATAAATTATTTGACCAGATCCAAGAACAATCTAATAAATCATCATCTACGGTAGTTTCCCACGGACCTTTACCTGCTTCAGATTTGATTTCCCATTCTAACACGTCATCTTCTGAATTTGATGTTATTGTCCAAGGACCAGTTCTTGATACTCTCGGTGGAACATCTACTTCATCGGATAAATCTCTTCGTTTCCAATCCCTCAATACACCTTCATAATCTACTTGACCATCACCGGTTTTTATTTGTGCACCATTATAAAATAATTTTGCAATAAATCCGGCATCACCTCCGTCATTTCTTGACTCCAATCTTAATGATTGAATATTGGATGGTAAATCGAATGTCTGTGCAGTTCTCCAATCATTTCCTGAACCAATTAGATTTTCATTACCACCAATAGTTGCAAATAAATCATATGTATTATCAACTTGTAAGGTGATACTATTCGCAACTTCTGATAATCCATGATAAGGACTTACTCTAAATTCTCTTTCATTATTTTTAATATCTGATGCATCAGGATTTTTTAATGGAATATCATCAATTACAACTAATTGTTCGTTTTGTGCATAGGATTGATCTACAACATATGCATCCTTAATGGTAATCTTACCATCTATCATAGATGTAGTAAAACCACTATCCTCATCAGCTAATATTGTTTGAACTTTGTTATCTTCTACAAATCGAATCAATCCAGTTACAGGAGCATCCGATTCCTCAATTCTTTCTGTAACTACAAATGGACTTGGTTCTCCATTTACACTACCAGCTTCTACTTGAAGATTTGTAATATATCGATATGCCCCAATATCAAAATTAGTAGTTTCATTAGTATCACCTAACCATATTAATATACTTCCATCTGCAGAATCTGATGGTATTGTAATATTTTTATATAATCTTTTCCATTCTCTTGTTCCACCACTTTCTCCTAATTCTACATCGTATAAATATCGAGTATCAGCTTCATGTCTGTCTGTATCATCAAATGTTCTTGGAGTTCCTCCTGCAGCAGTTGAACCACGAAATAATGAATCAGCACTTGACCATTGGTCAGACCAATGTACCCAACAACTAATTATATAACTTTCACCAGGAATTCCTTTTAGTTGAATCCAATAATAATTAGTTTCTCCAGTCGAACCATCACTTCGTAAAACATATCTACTATTTCCTGGATTTGGAAAATCTTGAATTATGCTAGTAGAATCTGATTTCTTTACAAACTCACCAACATCATTTCCAATCCCATCGGAGTCTATATCTGAAAAATGTCCATTGGTTACTAAATTTTGTATCGCCGGTATCAGTATGGTGTCTACTACCGGAGTATATCTTGTTATTACCTCATCTATATTGTCATAGTCTATGAGAAATGCATCTCTTATTTTAAGAGTTCCACCTACCATTGATTGACTAAGTGAAATACTACCATTATTTATTGTTGCAACTTTTCCATCATTATTAAATGTGATATGTGATTCACCACTTATATCAGAATATGATAGACAAGTAAATCCTAATAATCTAAATTTTTCATACGAGTCTAAATCAATTATGGCAGGATTTGGTCTTAGTCTAATTTCAGTCCTCGATGGTGAAATTTCTTGAATCCAAAATTTATCATCTTGAACTAATAGTTCTATTGATTCACCGTTCTCATCAACTAGAGGAATCTCCATATCAGGAGTAGGTGAATGACTGGCAAAAATCTTACCATTGGTCTCTATCATAAATTGACCGAGATAAATACTCTTATCTGATTTTTTAGTTAGAACTACCTTTGAAGAACCACCTATTTGTCTTAAAAAGTTATATACTACTTTATAAGTTCCTCGTTCATATCCAAGATTTCTAATGTGGGCACCAATGTCTAACTCTGTTGGTATGGGACTTTCAATTTCACCTGATGCTAAATAATTATCACCGGTATCATAAACACAATATTCAATTATATCACTTGGTGATGAACCAAATGGTAATACATTATCACCATCGTGTAACCCATCAATTGCAATTAATGGTAAATCTTTGCTTGATAATCTCGATAATTCTCCTGAAATTGGATCTATCTGTAATTGTTTTTTCTTTGCCATTAGAATTCCGTAAAGTCTCTTTTAATTATTTTGTTAATTTCTTCTGTCCGTTCATACTTAAAGTATTTTTCTTGCCATTGTATAGTATGATTCACTGTATGACTTGATTCATCAGTTCCCTGCCCTGGTATTATGTTTTCAAATAATAAAATTTTGTCGCCCGTCTTATTTCTTAAAGTCCCATCAACAACCTGACCACTATCAGTTTTCTCTCTTATCATTTCTATATACTTAGCTTCGTCTCTACCAGCTATAGTTTGGTAAAATGGAAGAGTATCTAACTCATCTTTTGAATATGGCATATTTTATCTCACTACCTTAAATGAATGCTTCTCATCATAAAACTCTACGGTTTCATCTGATGTTCCACTTCCACTAACTATTTTATAATTTATTCTGTAAAATCTTTCTGATTGTAATCCATTCATCCAAAAATTAAAATAATTTCCGGTTGAATCACAACTAACAATTGAACCACTTCCAAATGGAACAATCACTTCTTCAGTATATGCATCTTTAATTTCATAAAAGGTACTTCCACTCGGTAAAGTTTTTACGGTTGTATATCCTGTTGAATATCCACTTGTGGAATACGACTTCTCAGGAAATCTTTCTCTACCCGTAACTCTAAATTTAACTTTTGATTTTTCTTTATATTCTGGTCTCAACCCTCTCATAAACAAAACCATATCTTGTAGATTGTCCGAAGTTAATGATGATAGTGAACCAGTTGACCAAGTGGAATCATCCCAAACCACTTCTAATTTTGGTTGATAGATTGTATTTGTATCCCTACCAAAGAAAATAAAGTTACCATAATGAGTATCATTTCCCTCTTCTGCATTTGAATCTGTATTTCCAATACTACCACTTCTCTTTATCATAAATCCTTCATTTGGAATTGTACCATGATGCCACTTCCACACAATATCAGTTACATCCATTCTTAAATCAGCAGGTTCATGGTTAAATGATTGAGATGCTTCATATTGACTTCCACTATACCAAGTTCCACCCGAAGATGTAACATTTGACCATGCGGTTTTAGAAACATTATTGTCTTTATAATTCCAACTTGCTCCATCTTCTATGATAGGATTAGATTGTGCATATCCACCTCCCTGTTCCCAAGATTGACTTATAGGATATCCATATAAAGTTTGTGATACATTTAATGCTTCTGAATTAGCATCGTATAAATTTAAATAAAATCTTGTTCTCGATGATGAAGTTATTAAACCTGAGCTAATTGAGTCTGATATAAAATCTGTATTAAATTTAATTAATGCTCTTGTGGTATAAATAACAGAACCATTTGCATTCATATCTTTTCTGACTTCAAGTATTTCATCAAGTCCAGTATTCATACTTGAACTTACTTCATATAATGTCGTGTCCTTTGTTGCGTACTCAAAATAATGCATTATATATCTCCCATCACTCTACCTCGAATATCAGTATCGGGGTATTTAATTTCAAATGTTGCAGGATCTACTGGTGGATAAACGACTCCATTAAACGTTGATGATGCTATATCATATATGTTATCAGAATAAACTACAGAATTTAATGTACCCCACTTATTATTTACTTGAATTAGTTCTGAACTATCCTCTCGTGGTTTAACTACAGTAGCAACACCGTCAACTGACAATATCTCTGATACTACATCTGCCAAAATAATAGGTTGGTTGATTTGCCACTTATCTATATGAAAATATTCTTTTAATTGTTTCACACACATTAGTAATACTTCGTGCTTATTAAATCCTCGTTTGGTATAAATTGCAAAATCAAGTCCTATATTACAAATGTATGCATCTTTAAGTTGAATTGCATCTGTCATCATTCTATATTGACTTAAATAAATTTGTATATTTTCTTTGACTGCGTTATTTAATTGAACTAATTTTTTATTACCATCATAACCCAACATATACATATTTAATGCCAATGGATTTGATTGAAAATCTTGGTCTGCTTCATTCTGTCCACTTGCCGCAACTTGTTCATCTTGCATAATAAATACTTTTGCAACATTACCATATTTTGCAGGTAATGAATATACACGAGTTATAAAGTCATCCTTTGTTACAGCCCTTCCTTGTGCTTGAAAATAAGCAAGTGCATTTGTTCTGACATCTTCAAGTGTCTCTGCTCCCCCACCACCAGTTGCAGGATTTACATTTAAAACTGCTATCGAATTCAATGTCTGTAGTTTTAAACTAGCATTTAGTGAAGCTGAACTATCTACTACCGCCGTTTTTTCAGTAATATTAATAATTGTATTGGAAGGTGTATTATCGTCCAGTCCTCCACCATAAGAATATTTTATGGTTAATGTTGTATTGGTTGGACATTGACCGTATGTAGCAGTGTTCAAAAAGTTTGCTGGATCAAAATTAGTATCGAGAAAACTTGGTGTTCCTGGTAAGCTAGAACCAACACTTGATGGATTTGGAATAATTTCTTCGTCTGCCGCGGATGATACTCCTGAACCAAACCTCATTTCCAACTTACCATCTGGTCTTATATAAGTTTTAAATCGTTTAGATGTTTTTACCAACTTTAACAGAAATGGTGCAAAATTTCTACCCTCAACCAAGTCAGGTGAATTTTTTGTATTGTTTTGAAAGTCTGCATATACCGTATCTTGTGCTAAAAATGGAACTTCATAATACTTGTTATTATCACCATCTGTTACTGAAAGTATTTCTAATACAGGAGATTGTGATAATGCTATTCTTTTGTATTTTTCAGCTGCTCCAAATGTTATATGTTCGGTAGTAATATTTCCACTAACTGCCTTTGCAGATTTTTTTAATAACCATTTAGATATATTTTGTTCATCATCAATTTCAGCTATGCTTTCTTCTCGTGGACTCATTGAACTTGAATCACCAAATACTACATCATCTACGGTTCTAAACAAAGTTCCGTTCTGAGAAGTTACTTTCATACCTGCAGTAACATTAACACAATAATCCTCATTAGGTGGTCGTCTCCCAGCTGAATCCTCAATATCTGTTCTAGCGGGTACGGTTTGATATACATCCAATGTTACCGTTGCAGGTGAAGATTGTCTTGGTTTATACCCATATCCTTGTGCTATTTCATATATGGTTTTCTTTTCTTCTGCAAAAGCCAACATACTTTCTTTAAATTGTTCATCCATATAATAAGACAATGTATCTCCAACATAGGATGCCATTTCAATAAACATCATACCTGGATCTGATTCATTAAAATCGTTATATGTATTTGGAAAGTATGTCTTAGAAAACTCTATAAGTCCATCTCTGAATCCAGAAAAATCTTTGTTTAAATATTTTACGTCTTTACTGACATTCTTCTTGGCCATCTAAATTCTCCTATTGTTTCACGGCTGATTCAAACTGATCAAAGCTTATTGAGATATTTTCAAATTTATTTGGTTCAAATGCCAATCCAAAATCTATTATAATATTTACTCTGTTTTCGTCATAGTCTGGTTGTGTGATATCTATTTTTTTAATGTTTATATAGGGCAACCAAGTAGACATTGATGTTCTAATTGAATCTTCTAATAGATCATTAAAATCTTCATTCATCGGTTCAAATAATACACTATGTAAATCAGAACCAAATGCTGGTTGTCCAAGTCTTTCTCCAGGAATTGTTTTGATTAAATTAATAATATTATATTTTGCCTGCTGTAATGTTGTTTTTGTTTGTTTAAAGAATCCGGTATCTGAATATCCCAATGGTAGTTCGAGACCTATAAATACATCTGGATTTAAATCTTTTTCTCTTGCTCCCATTATTACATTCTCCTATTATACTGGTAGTA